GCCCAGCCAAAAGAAAAACCGTTTAACCCGTTTACGGCGTCGGTGGCTGCTTCGAATATATTTGCTAATTGGACTAAACTCATTTTTTGCTTTTAGATATATCATCGATTACCTTTTCTTCTGCCGCTTTGCTCGCAAGGTATTGAAAGACTTGGTACAATTTTGCTTTTTCTGCTGATTCCATAGGTGTAAATCCTGTTAAATTAAACAATCCAGACTCCGCCACTTTCTTTATTGTCAAGTACCAACCGTATTTTTCATTCAGCCTTTCACTTGCTAATTGAGATTTTCCATCGCCCTTTGCAACATAGAGGTCTGCAAATCTAAGGTATATCTCTCGCTTAACTTGGTCAAAAAAAAAGCAACCTCATAAGATGTTTGCAAGGACATTTGTAAAAAGTCGACCTTGTTTTGTTCAAAGAGTTCGTCTGAATAATCTTCGCCCAATGGTTTTAATAATACCGCCATGATGTTTAGCAAGCCCTGAGGGTCACCGTTTTTCACTTGATTCATTGCCTTGTCATACTGAGCCGCCATTGTAAATTCAAGGAGTGTTGACTTTTCCATTAACCTTTCTGGAAGGGTGTAAACCTTACCGTTAAAATCGTACAGTTGCTTATATTTTGTTTCGGCTGGTGTATTAATTGCGTTCATTATCTTACTGTAAATGTAAACAAGGTATTTTAATTCCAAGCTATCTGCCACCTTGCCAAAGCAAGCGTCAAGGGGAATGCCTGTAAAGTAGTTTACCACCTTTGCCATGTAAGGGTATCTTTCTTTTGCCTCCCAGACTTCGTCCATGATTTCCAACCGTGTTGTAAGTTGTTTATCAAGTGTATTCCATTGTTCAATCAAAGGTGGAAGGAAACGACGTACATTATCCTTAACTTCCTGTTCTTGCAATATTTTACCTAAGTCACAAACAACGTCTATTTGTTCAGCGTTTTTTGTATAAACTTTCAACTTCTTTGCATACGGTAAAATCTTTTGATAAACCGCGTCCCGTTCGTTCATGTATTGAATCGCTTCCAATTCAACTTTGGGGTGCTCAGGCAAAAGATACTTTGCAAAGTAGATGTATTGTTCCAATGTTATATCCTCAGCCGTCTCAGGATAATTGTACTTGATGGCTTTGTTGCCAATGTTAAATATTACCATTATCTTCTCCTTGCTTTTTTGGTTACAACAGGAATATTATCAGCCAATAAATCGCCATTGTTTTCCTTTGTCGTAGGCACGAAAGGAACTGGTTCTGCTTTGGCATGACTTACCAATGGAAGGCTGGGCGGTCGTGACCATTCCCGTTTAATTCCGTTCCCTGTTAGCTTAACGGCTTTTTCAAGGTGACCTCGCATTTGCAATAATCTTTTGCGTTGCATTGGCTTATCAATGATTTCCTGAGTAATCTTTTCGATTAAGTCAATAATGATTAACGCTTTTTCTTTATCTGTCATGTTTCTTTATTTTAATTAAATGCAAGTAAATCGCTGCCTTGCGCAAGTCTTGAAAATATATACCTAAGTGAATCGCATCCATGATTATCAGCATCTAAGGGCGTGGAAGATTTGCGGTCGTTCCAAATGTAATTCCTTAACTCATGCTTTAAATTATACGACTCAGGTGTTACAACAATCGTATAATCTAACATTTTCTTTATCCCCTCCACGATTGAACCAGCCCCTTTCTCCGCCTTCTGCACATTCAATCCTCTTTGTTGCAATGCCTCAATCAACCGTGGTTCACTTGTGTCTGCGATTACCATAGCGTTGGGACTAACATAATGGTTCATTTGTTCAATGACTGCCTCGTATGAAAGGGATTGTTTATAAATAATTTCTTCAACGTATATTTTCTTTGCCCCTTTGTCAACTGCCACCTTTACCAATGCCAACGGGTCAGGGTAGAATCCAAAGTCTAAGCCGTAACCAAATGGAAGGCTAACATCGAACTCACCCTCAACCCAGTTGTCAAATATTACCCCTTGTTTTTTATCCAGCCATTTACCTAAAAACCTATGAGCGTAAGCATCAATATTCTGTTCCTTAATACTTTTAATCCTATATAAATAGTCCTCTGATAGATTATTTATGTTATCTAAATATGTGGTATGAATATGAGTTACGTCTTGATGTGTTGATATAGGTATCATTTGCCCGTCAATCGTTTCCATGCGATGCGACTTTGCAAACCAGCGTTTCCAAATCCAATGTTCTACATCTTGTGGATTCATTACCAAAATAACAATGTTAGGTACATTAGGCATACGAATTGATTCATCAATGGTATTAAAGTCTTTTTCGTCTACAAATTCTTCAGCCTCATCTACGATAAAAACATTTAATGAAGGAATTGATTTTAACTTTGCCGTTTGGTTTCCAGAACTTGTTTTAATGCCTGAGAATATTATTTCGCTGCCCGTTGCTTTGTGTGCTATTTTTGAATTCGTCATTTGAAATTCATCACCGACGCCGAGCAAGTCAATCTTTTCACGAAACTCAGGTATTACTGAAATATTAGCAGATGATAGCGTATAACGGGTATATAACATTTTCCAATTATTATAAGCCAAAAGCATATTGCAAGCCCACAAGCCAACGGTAAATGACTTAGCTGAACCCCGACCTCCTGTTATAATAAAATACCTTGTTTTTGGATTCCAAAGAACTTGATATTTATCATTGACCTTTATCTGCATTAGATGTAAATATTATTGTTGGAACAGTTACTTTATCGCCCTGTGTAGTTATATCAATGTCTTGCTTGGCTTTACCATAGGCACGGTCAAGAAGCAACTGAGCCGCCTTTATATCGCCCTTTGTTGCCATGTCTCTTAATTTCATAATAATTGCCTCAGCCGCCGTAATGCCGTTCTTTTCGTCGCCCATTACATTGGTCATGATTAGGTCAATAGATGGCAGTTTCTTAGGTCTGCCGCCTGCTCCCGTACCTCCATTTCTTAACTTGCCGCCATTTCTTCCCTCTCTCATAACGATGTTTTACGAAGTTTTACTTGTGTATGTTTTCGTTTTCGTATTTTATTCGCAATGCAATTTGGTTCTTTGTTTCCCAACTTTTATTGTAATTAACATCTTGAAACAATTTACTAAAACCAGTAATGTGTTTTAATTTCAATATTTCTTCTGGTTCCATACCCAAATGATTACAGATGTTTTCATCTGTCCAGCCATTTTGAAGCATTTCAAAAACCATATTTGCCATTCCTGTAACCGAGTGTTCACCCCGCGCCCTGTTATGTCTTACCGTTGCCGCCATGCGTTCGTTAATATCCTTTTCAATTACAACGCAAGGCAAATGACCTTTATTAAGTTCATATATATCCTTGTTGTTCTTGCAAGTAAAGTATCTATGAAAGCCATCTACAATTACGTATTTATCCTTTACAGAATCATATATTGTTACAATAGGCTGAGTATAGCCATCATGCTTAATAGATTTGTAAAGCAAACCCATTTCAATCTTTGCAACACTATTTGGATTGTAATCATTTGGCTCAACTTTATGTAAAGGAATCCATTTGACATAACTAATTGGTTGTTTTATAATTGATATTTCTTGATATATATACTCATTTAGTTCATTTATAAATTTTATTTTATCAATAGCATTATCATAGGCTTGCTTTATTTCTTTTTTATAAATTTCCATATATTTTGTTTTTAAGGTCATTTAATTCTATTTCAGTAAATGCTTGAGTGTTTGCTAACATTTTTTTATCATATTCTAAATGTTTATATTTTCTATATGTAAAAACGTGAGGTCTACATTCAAAATTAGCAATTTTAGTAAAGTCCCAATCACTACTTAATATTGTATTAATAATTGTTTTCCAAAATTGTTTTGATATGTTGTCACCATTGTATATATGTTTTTTCTTATTAATTATTTTATTTATCATTATTTTATTTTTATCATCCTGTATTAAATTTTCTATTAAATGATAACAATATTCTTGCCAGTCTTTAAACATATATGGTAATTCCTTTGGACAAGTAAATGAATTTAATTTAATATGTTTTATTGAACTTGCGCCATCTATTCTATCTGCAACTTTATTCCATGTTTTTGGCTCAATTTTTTGAACCAATAATAATACTTGAATTGCAGTTTCGTGGTGTAAATTAGATATTCTCATATCATTAATCCTTACTCCGTGCTTATACATTTCATCATAAACTTTGTTATACTGTATTGTATTTTGATTAATATATTTCCAGATGTCAGTATAACTCCAATCATATAATGGATAGAATGTATAATGCTGATATTTTTTATTTAATACAGTTCCATAGGTTATATGTTTATAAGTTATTGCGTGAGTAAGGGCAACAAATCTTTTCGGCGCTTCCTCTGTTCTTACTCCAGCAATAAGACAAGTTTTTATTTCTTTAAATTCTTTCTCGACTATTTTATTAAATAATTCATGAAATCTTTCTGTACCATATTTATTTTCCTTTATTGACAACGGGTGCTTATCGTGAATCCAATTATCCTTTTCTTTATCATCCCAGCAATAAGAATACCTGTTGTAACTTGACGCATTATTTGTTATTACCATTGGCATCTGATACCACATTGGTTCAACTCTTGGGTCTGTCATTACATTTGTAACGTAATCAATAGTCCCTTGCCATTCTGCCTCTTGGTCTATAAATAATACTTTTAAGGGCAACCTATCTTTTTCTTTAGCAACTTGTAACGCAAGATTTAATGTTGCCGTTGAATCCTTGCCTCCAGAAAATCCTACTATAACATTAGGAAATTCATCAAATAAAAATCTTATTCTATCTAATGCGGCATCTACAACATTAACTGTATTGCTATATATTTTCATACCTTACTTTTGTGTATAATTTATACTGTTTTGTAATTTGAAAACCACGTTTTAAATATTGATTTATACTCATTTTAGTACAAGTTGCCTCAATAACTCTTATACCTATTTGTAAACATAAATTTATACTGTATTCTAAAAGATTTTTAAAATATCCATATCCTCTATTTTCTATTGGAACATAATGATTTTTAAAAATAGCTTTATTTTTATAAAATATAATTCCTGTAAAAG